TTAACTCTGTTGTAGGATTAGCCGGGAAGCTGACGGCACTGACGTCAAATACCTTCGCTATTCTCTCGATAATCCTTGTATGTGTTGCCTTGTCGTAATGTTCATCGGCAACCGTAAAAGCAAAAGACATCTGCGGATAATTGCCCGCCTCAATATCGGCAAACAATTCCCTCGCCCTCTGCGTTCTACCTAAATCGGTTTTTTGTGCCAGCCCATGCTCATCTGACCAAACATTTACCGTTCCTGCAGACGAACGCGCATATACCGGCCCTTCATGGTCTACTCTGAAAACCACATCCGTAAGGTCTGCGCCCTCAAACGCAGTCGGCTCGATGCGTTCCGAGTAGTCTGTGCCGTCAATCGTCATGAGCACATACGGCTCAAACGTTGACGCATAGCCCTCAACCATGTAGCTTTTTTCTTCTCCCTCTTGCGGAAGAAGCCTGAGTTCCATACTTCTGTATTCTCTATTCGTTTTCATTTGCGTACCTCCATTGGTAGCCTTTGTGCTGTTTATACTTGCCTCGCAGACAGTCTTTTATGCAGGTTTTGCAATAGACTTCTGCGGCCTCAGTAATAGAACCCCATCGTTTGATGAGGCTCCCGTTCATATCTAATTGAAGTATCGGTCGTGCCGACGGATGCTCCCCGCCTCGCGTGTATGTTCTGTGAGATTGTCTTATCGCAATTTCTTCAGGCGTCCACTTCTTGCCATACATTGGATTCTTCTCACCGCTAACGTCAGCATGGTTTTCTCGCAAGTGTTGTTTGCGTTCTTCCGTGAACGGAACACCGATGTTGTAACGCTTACCCATCTTTGATGCGGACAGTTTGCGTCTCGATTCCATCGTGTGAACAATTCCTGTCTCGCCGCCCTCAGTCAAGTTGTAACCGTGTTTTATTTCATGTGAGCGGTATAGGGCGATATACATCTTCTCTACTTCTGAAGCCTCTTCCTTTGAAAGCCCTGTGACAAGAACTTGATGCTCGATGTTGTCCCATCCGTATTTTTTTATGGCGTTCCAGAAGTGTTCGTTTCTTGCGTATCCTCTTCCGTTTAACCATCGCTCTTCGACCGGTTTCGATGTGATCCCGATGTAAACCTTACCGCTCGGAGTTGTATGCTTATAAACGCTATAGCTCATCGACATCCTCCGCTGGTGTCAGCTTGTCATCGGCTGAGTAGTATTCCCCTCTGATGACCCTTGTGTCCCCGTTTTCGACCGGTGCTAAATTCCAGACCTCACGGGCTTCGTTTATACTAAAAAGACCGCGGTCTAAAAGTTGCGCGGTCACGTTTAACTTATCTGAATTGCTCATGTACTGTAGCCGGTTCGCCGTGAGCATGAGCTGTGAGCCTTGTGCCCTCTCCCGCTCCGAGAACAGAGCCTTTGACATCGACTCGCTGAACTGGATGGCGAACGGCTCGATCGCGCCCTCATAGAACGCGGACCAGGCATCACCGAACGCCTTGTTCTGCAACACGTCCTCGTTCACACCGAAGTAGTTGTAAACGTTCTCGCGTATCGCCTTCATCTGGTCGGGATCCACCGTGTACGGTTTCACATCTATCTGCCTGATGTCCTTATACGTATTCGGGAACAGCAGGAATCCGCCCGCTTCGGAATCGCTCGCAAGGTTTTCGCGTGTGAAGCGTTTACGTTCGAGCGCGAGATCCTCAGGCTTCGTGAAGTTCGCGAGCTGTGCCATGAAACGGAACGTGCTCGTGTTCTTGACTGCCTCTTCGATGCCCTCGTTCTGTATGTGTATCAGCTTCATCGTTTCGTCGATGGCTGTGTTCGGGTCTCCGAAGAAATCGCTCTTATACTGGTGCTTTGTAAGGACCGCACATTTGCGGAACTCGACCGCTGCGATCTCGCCGTGATTGAACTGATAACGAAGCCACAGTTCTTTGTCGTACTCGAGCAGCGAGCACCGAGACGGAAGAACAGGATACACGCCCGTTATGATCATTCGCTCGTCAAACACCGGGACGATGAACGCCGTGTTGTTTATGTCGAGTATGGTCGATACCCTGTAGAGGAACTGCGACCACGTCTGCCACTGGTTCGGACCCTGTCTGAGTTTTGATTGTAATGACGGATTAGCTGATCCAATCAGCTCCACCTTCAGCTTCGAAATATGTCTTGCCCTTGCATCGATAGCGGCGCGAACTATCTCGCTTTCGTAGATCGCCCCGCCCCAGCTTGTGAACACTGGTCTATATGCGGTCAGAGTGCGGAACATCGTGTAGGCTTCATCGAGTGCCTTCTGTGATTTCTTCGCATCGTCTGGCCTAAATATCCAATCGAACAGACCCATGTAGTTATCTCCTGTTAATTCTTTAGTTGCGTACCAATTTCACCGAACCACTTTTGACGCACACACAGCGCATCGGCTAAAGCTGCCACGCCGTCGATACGCGCTGTTGGATGTATCTTTATAAGTCGGCCTCGACCTCGTTCGGTGCTGATCTTGACCGCCGCGTTTAACAGATGGGCTTTTAACAGGTCGTTGTCGCCTATGTATAAATGCCCGTCTTTGATTAACCCCTCCATCTCTTGCAGTACCGGCCAGAGGTTATCCCCCTGATAAACTGAGTCCATCTGAAAACCCGCGTTCTGCATATCCTGAACGAGATATTGTGCAGAATAGCGGTCATATCCGACCTTTAGCGGATACAGTTCGTGCTCCCTCAGAAGCGACGTGAACCAGTTATAACAATCGTGATAATCAACAAAGTTATCACCGCTGAGAGACAAAAATCCGCGCTTGACATAAGTCCAGTACGGGACCGCATCGCGCTCGGTCGCCTCGTCTATCTTCTCGGCTGGCATCCAGAAGTGTGCCAGAACGTTCAGCCGTCCGTCCTTCTCTATGACCGCACACGCACACGTAAGGTCTGTGGTCTGTGACAGGTCGAGACCGGCAACACAATAGCTGCCCCTGAGCGAGTCGATGTCGATCGGATCCCCACTGATTGATGCCACCGATGTAGCCGGGAGCCACGCAAGGCTCGAGTTCTGTTTGATGTTGCAGTACTTACACATGAACTCGGCCTTCTTTGAGAGCGACCCCTCCGCGATGGCGATCTCTTCGAGCATATAATCGACCGAGACCGATACGCCTAAGTTCGGATTCGCCTTCCGAAGCTCGTTGATGTCGTTCCATTTCTCGATGTCGTCGATCATATAAAGAAACGGCAACAGCTTGGTTTCCTTCGAATCGCCTAATAAAAAACGAGTCGACCTCTTCATCAACTCGTCAAATATTCCGTCCGATATGTAGCCGGCAGTCGTGCAACTTAGCAGTATGCCTTCAGGTCTCGCACCCATGCCGGACTTCATTACCTCGTATTGCTTCAGACCCGCATCGCCAGCCCATGCCGCCACCTCGTCGCAGATAGCTAAACTCGGATTGAAGCCGTCCGACTTCTTAGCCGAAAACGCTATCTTCTTGACGGTGCTGTTCGTAGCCGGGACGGATAAGTCTGTCTGTCGGTGCCGTGCCAGTTCACTATCGTCGCGGATAAGTCTGCCCCGTGCGTCAGTCTCTTTGACCTCTTCTCTTAACGCTTGCCACTCAGGATCAAGCGTGGTCATCATCCAGATGTCGTTGTAAACGAGATCAGCCTGGTCGAGCTTCGGAGCGATGCAAAACACCCTTGAACCGAAGCCGCCTTCCTGTCGATACGTGTAGTCCCCTAATGAAGAGGCTATCTTTGTCTTGCCGTTCTTGCGTCCGACCAGAAGCACACATTCTCTGTACTGTCTGTGTCCGTTTGCGTCCACGAGACCGTAAATGCACGAGAATAACGCCTTCTGCCACACCTCTAATTTGATGTAGCCCGGTGCGAGAGGTCCTTCAGTGTGGAAACAGTGCGTCTCAATCCACTCGATAGCCGCGTTTGCCTTCTTCTGGTCGAAAAAATAGCGTTTCGCCTCGAGATCCTGAATGATTCGTTCATATATCAGCGTGATCCACTTGCCGACAGTATATGTCCCGTCCTTGATGCCCTGATAGTACGTGTAAATCCAGTTATCTCCGGCCATGTTCACCTCATCTTCGGCCATGTCGTTATAGGTTTCTGCAAATCAAAAG